CACTTCGTACATTACTCGTACGTTCCGGGCTTTGGCTTCTACGCTTTTGGCCTTATTCACCTTATTGGTGCTTTTGCTAAGTCTGGTACCAGCCTTATTCGTCAGCTTGTTGATGCTGGTACTCTGTCTAACCTACCGGGTGGGTTCAAGACTAAAGGACTGCGTGTAAAGGGTGACGACACGCCCATCAGCCCTGCTGAGTGGCGCGATGTGGACGTGGCCTCGGGGACGATGCGTGATAACATCATGCCGTTGCCCTATAAGGAGCCGTCGCAGGTCCTCTACAGCCTGCTGGGGACCATCGTAGAGGAAGGCCGTCGCTTCGCTGGTATGGCGGACCTACAGGTCTCTGACATGTCTGCAAATGCCCCTGTGGGCACGACGCTGGCGATCCTTGAGCGTAGCCTCAAGATGATGTCGGCTGTGCAGGCACGCATCCACTACTCGATGAAGCAGGAGTTCAAGCTCCTGAAGGCCATCATCGCTGACTATACGCCAGCGGATTACTCCTACGAGCCGGAAGAAGGTAGCCGCAAGGCTAAGCGCAGCGACTACGACAACGTCGATGTGTTGCCCGTTTCGGACCCCAATGCTGCGACGATGGCACAAAAAATCGTGCAATATCAGGCAGTTATCCAGTTGGCTCAGGGTGCGCCGCAGATTTACGACATGCCCTACCTGCACCGCCAGATGTTGGAAGTGCTTGGGATTAAGAACGCCCAGAAGCTTGTCCCACTCAAGGACGACGAGGACCGCAAGCCCCGTGATCCGGTCAGCGAGAACATGGACGTCATCAACGGCAAGCCGGTCAAGGCATTCATCTACCAAGACCATGATGCACACTTGGCAACACATATGTCGTTCATGAGCGACCCCAAAATTCAGCAAGCGCTCGGCCAGAACCCGCAGGCGCAGATGATGATGGGTGCGATGCAAGCGCATATCGCTGAGCACGTGGCATTCAACTACCGCAAGCAGATCGAAGAGCAGGCTGGCGTTCCGCTCCCGCCGCCTGATGCGGATATGTCGGAAGACGTAGAGCTTCAGATTTCCCGTCTGGTCGCCATGGCAGCACAGCAGTTGCTCCAGAAGGATCAGGCCGAAGCGCAGCAGCAGCAGAACCAGCAGATGGCTCAGGACCCCATCGTCCAGATGCAGATGCAGGAGCTTCAGATCAAGCAGAAGGAAGTCGATCTCAAGGAGAAGAAGCTCATGATCGACGCAGCGGAGAAGAACGACCGCATCGAGCTTGAACAGCAGCGCATCGTCGCACAGAAAGAAATCGCTGGCCTCCAAGTGGGAGCCAAGATTGCAACGGACAAGAATACCTTGGACGCCAAGCAAGAAGAGGCTGGGCTACGGCTCGGCGTCGAGATCGCCCGTGAGCTTTCACAGGCGCAACAACCCTCTGCTTCCCAACCGCAACCTAAGGAGAATGAATGAGTACGCTATTAATCCACCTAGCTCAGAAGATCGACGAGGCGTGCAAGGACATCGAACGTGACCTTGCGATGGGCAAAGTTAACGAGCTTGGCGACTATAAGTTCGCCTGTGGTCGGTATCGTGGCCTGTTGACCGCCAAGGATTTTATTATCGAAACGGCCCAGAAGCTGGAGCAAGATGATGACTGAGATCGTAGGTACAGCCACACCCGGCCTCGTAGATATTACAGGCAGGGCCATCCCCAAAGTAGGCGCAGCACCCGAAGTTCCGTTCGAAGAGCGGGCTAAGCAGCTTCCTACTCCCTCAGGCTATCGCATCCTGTGCGCTATCCCTGAGATTGAGAAAGAGACCGCAGGCGGCATCTTGAAGCTCGACAGCGTCATTGAGCGCGAAGAGCTTCTTGCCACGGTCCTTTACGCCGTGAAGCTGGGTCCTGACTGCTACAAAGACGAAAAGCGCTTCCCAAGCGGTCCATGGTGCAAGGAAGGTGACTTCATCATCGTGCGCCCGAACGCCGGGACGCGCCTAGAAATTCACGGTCGTGAGTTCCGGATCATCAACGATGACTCGGTCGAAAGCGTCGTGGAAGACCCTAGGGGGATTAAGCGCAAGTAAACGGGCTTGCCCGTACAAAAGGAGACGTAACCATGGCCGAAACGCCAGATGATGATTTTGAATTTGAAATTGAAACTGATGAAGCCCCTGCTTCTGAGGCGAGTAACAAACCCGAGATTGAGGTCGAAGACGACACACCTGCACAGGATCGTGGGCGTGAGCCCATGCCTAAGGAGATCGTTGACGAACTCGAAGCTGACGAGCTTGAGGAGTATTCGGAGAAGGTAAAGCTCCGCCTCAAGCAGATGAAGAAGGTGTGGCACGACGAGCGCCGCGAAAAGGAACGTTACCAGCGTGAGCAGAACGAAGCCATTTCCGCTGCCCAGCGCCTTCTCGAAGAGAACAAGAAGCTGAAATCCTCACTTACCGAGGGTGAAGGCCATCTTCTCAACAGCTTCAAACAACAGACAGAATATGAGTTGAAAGAAGCAGAGCGGACTTACCGCGATGCTTACGAAGCGGGCGACACAGACCGTATTGTTGAGGCACAGCGCAAGCTAACTGACGCATCGCTTAAGATGCAGCAGCTTAATAATTACCGCCCCACTTTACAGGCCCCTGAAACTGAGATACAAATTCCGCAAGAACAGGTTCAAGTTCCGCAACCTGACCATAAAACGATGGCGTGGCAAGAGCGCAATCGGTGGTATGGCTCAGATGAGGAAATGACTGCTTCGGCTCTTGGGCTTCACCAGAAGCTCATAAACGAACGAGGCCAGCAGTTTGCTGGTTCCGACGAATATTGGACGGCCATCGACAAGACGATGCGTCGTCGCTTCCCCGAGTACTTCGGGGAGGATGAAGTGGCTAACGGTGACTCCAAACCTGTCGCACGTGAACCAAAAGCTGCTTCCGTTGTTGCTCCCGCTTCTCGTAGCCGATCCCCCAAAAAGATTAGGCTTAGTACAACCCAGCTGGCTGTAGCCAAAAAGTTTGGACTGACTCCTGAGCAATATGCTCGCGAAGTAATGAAGATGGAGAATTGATATGACGGATCGTAGCATTATGGATGAGTTGGACGCCCAGATTTCCTCTGATCGTGCACCTCGTAAAACACGTGAACAGACGGAACGGCCCAAAGTATGGCAACCTGCCTCGTTGTTGCCAGAACCGGACCAACAGCCGGGTTACTCCTACCGCTGGGTTCGAGTTGCTGCCGGAGGCAAAGCGGATGGACAAAACCTGATGTCGAAACGACGTGAAGGTTGGGAACCAGTCCGAGTCGAAGAGCAACCGCAATACGCCGGTATGACTGATCCAGACAGCCGCTACAAAGACAATATCGAGGTTGGAGGTTTGTTGCTTTGCAAAGCCCCTACGGAAATGATGAACCAGCGCAAGGACTACTTCGCTCGTAAAAATCAGGCCCAGATGGACTCGGTAGACAACAACTTCATGAGAGAGAATGACAGCCGTATGCCCCTCTTTAGGGAGAAAAGGTCTACGACGTCATTCGGCAGTGGCAAACGCTAAGCTAGGAGCTTAACAATGGCATACCCTTCCGTTACTAGCCCTTACGGGCTTATTCCGATCAATCTGATCGGCGGTCAGGTTTTTGCCGGTTCCACGCGCCAACTCCCCATCGCAACCAACTCCTCGACGGCCATCTTCTATGGTGACGTTGTGAAGCTGCTCGCTGGTGGTACGGTTGGTAAGGACACCGGTACGGACTCGGCCACCCCTGTTGGCGTCTTCCTTGGGTGCACCTATACGGACCCCACGTACGGCGTCACATTCCGCCAGTTCTACCCCGGCACCACGAACATTTCTGACATCATGGCTTATGTCCTTGATGATCCGGATGCGCTGTTCAAGGTCGCCGTGTGCGCTGGCACAAACTCGAACACCATCAGCTATGTCACTCAGGCGGCTGTTGGTTCAAACTTCAAGTTGGCGAACGGTGCGAACAACACTGGTTCGACCATCACGGGTAACTCGAAGGTCGGTGTTGACTCGACCGAAGGTACTACCTCGACATGGCCGATCCGCGTGGTTGATGTCGTTCCTGAAACTTCACCTGCTGGTAGCCCCGGTTCTTACACCGAGGTTGTCGTTAAGTGGAATCAGGGCACGCATCAGTACCTCAACCCCACTGGCCTCGCATAAGGAGACTGAACAATGGCAATTTCACGCGCACAACTCCTCAAGGAGCTTCTGCCCGGCCTGAACGCCCTGTTCGGTCTGGAATACGCCCGCTATGGCGAAGAGCACAAAGAAATCTTCGAAACGGAGACTTCTGAGCGTTCGTTCGAAGAAGAAACGAAGCTGTCCGGTTTCTCGGCTGCTCCGGTCAAGAACGAAGGTTCGGCTATCGCCTACGACAATGCTCAGGAAGTCTTCACGGCTCGCTACAACCATGAAACGATTGCCCTCGGGTTCTCGCTCACGGAAGAAGCCATCGAAGATAACCTGTATGACAGCCTCTCGGCTCGTTATACGAAGGCGCTGGCTCGTGCCATGGCTTACACCAAGCAGACCAAGGCTGCTGCTATCCTGAACAACGGTTTTGACACGGACTACCCCGGTGGTGACGGTCAGCCGCTCTTCTCGGATGCTCACCCGCTGGTCTCCGGTGGCACCAACT